TTGAGGAAAAGGCGAAGTCGATATCAGAAATTAATTGATTTCCCATATCATCTATTCTTTCATCAACCCATCTTTTAAACAATTCTTCAGCAGGGCGATTGTCGTCAATTGGTCGCATTTTTACTCCATAATCATTCAAACATCTATCCCATAGCCAATTTTCAGTTTTTTTTCGAACTGACTCGCAACGGCTAGACCATACTTCAATTTCTCTACATTTATCACTTAAATCTTGAAAAACACTAGCGACGAAATCAATTTGTTCATCCTTATCGCAAGCCTCGTAATATGCTTTGTAATCTGGAATAAAATTATTTATCTGATGATTAGATTCGCACCCACCATTTTTATCTATGGTTAATAGACATCTATTGGTTATTTCTAAATTTTTAGGGTGCTTAGGATCAATAAAATGCCGTCTATGCGAATCATCGGCTAAGCAGTCTAAATCAAATATGATCATCTAATTCGCACTCCTTTGATCTTCTAATACATCCATCAATCCATCTTTTTTAATAGGATCAACCCAAACTCTAGAATGGGTAATACCTTTTCTTATTTCAATTTGTTTCATCCTCACCCTCCCCTAATAACGGTTTAATTTTATTCATCCTTCTTAAAATCTCAGATAAATATCCCGCTAACTCTAATAAATTCATAATTTGATTTTCTTCTAACACTGATACTAATTCTTCATTAGTATATTTATCTAGTGGCTTAAACTCCATCTTCACCCTCCATTGAAATTTTCCAATACTCACTCGATTCTTTTCTATACTTTTCTAAATCCAATCCCTGCAATTCAGGAATATTTTCATAATCAATCGATCCTTTGCGTGTGATTTTTTGGCACTTTACAGCCCCATTAGTGCAGTTTTTATCGCATAGCTTTAATAGGGCTTCTCTAAACTCTTTTTCTTCTTCTTGCGCTCTTATAAGACGTTCTTTTGACCAAATCCAACTATCTGCCAAAGAATCGAAAACAGTATCATATTTATGTTCAAAATCTTTATCAGTCATAGGAGGGGGAATGTCTTTTAAGACATATTCTTCCCAGAATTGTGAAGCCTTATCAAGATATTCTAAGGTCATATCTGCACATTCATGATATAAAATAGGTTCACATTCAGATTTAGGATGATATTCCCCATAATATTCTTTTCCTAATCCATAGACAAACATTTGATGAATCATCTGCCATTGGTAAATAATTGGGATTTCACCATTACCTTTTTTCATGGGGCATTTGATTTCTATAGCGATTTCCTTATCCAGATCGATACCATCAAGGCTAGCCATCATGAATTCATATCCAGGGATTTCGCACACCTTGACATCATCAAAGAAAACAACACCAAGTTGCTCGCCAAAATATTCCCTAGCTTCATCCTCCAATAGCTTACCTCTGCGCATAGCATCGTTTTCAGCCTTTGGTGGAATGCGTCCTGTCTTCTCAAGCCATAGTTGGTAAGGAGTAGTCCAAGGACTAACCCCCATCACTGCGGCCGCGTCCGAGGCGCCTAATTTAGTACGCCTCAAGTCTAACCATTCCTGTGATCTCTGCTCAATTCTGGCCATTAGATGCCTCTTTATTTTTATTATTTTTAACGCAGCTATTAATTATTTTGTCTATCTGACATCGGTTAATTTGTGATAAATCAGTAACCGCATAATGGTTAAGTAATTTATTTTTATGATTCTCATCTCCATTCAGGAGTATTTCGATTTGCTGAATATCCCCATTTGTTAGGTATATTATTTCCTCATGCTGAATTTCTTTAGTTTTTTGTGTATGTTCCTCTGGTTTTACATTAGAAACTTCGCATTCAGAATCTACAACCTCAGCCTGCATCATCTCTTCTTTAGTATAGATACCGCTAAAATCGTTAGGAAAAGCTTTCCTTAAAGCTAAGGCCTCAGCGCATTTAGCTAGCATGGTATGGCCCATTTTTACCCAAAACTGCGTTGGTGCCCCATCGTATTTAGTTTGAACATACTCGCAATAAAGAGCATTGGCGGCCACTTCATGCCAAGTACCATCCAAAGTCATTTTTTTGATATACGATGTTGCTGAAAGCAATCGTCCTTTATCATCATATTTGTAAGTAGATTCTTTACCTGGAGCATATTTACCAGTTCGTTCGGCTATTAACCGGTATCCATCGATACCGGTTTGTATAGTTAAATCGTCCTTTCCTGTTTTCCTATTTGGCCTCTTAACAGGATATAATTGTCTGGCTCTAGGATCAAGACCAGTTCTCTTGCATATATGCAGAAAAACGTTGACCTCGTCATCAGAAAGACCCTTGCAATACATGTTTTTAAGAATATCCAACTCGCTTTCATTAAAATATTCTGAAGTCGTTAATTGATTATTCATAGTCTGGCTCCGGTGTTTTCATGTATTTGTATTCTTCAAAATCATCGTATAAAAGGATAAAATCTTCTTCATCTAAGCATAATTGTCCCGAAAGAATATCGCATTCAACAAGTCCTTCTTTTCTAGCGCATACCAAAAGGTCGATAAATTCATTAACTAATTTAGGATTAATTTGATCAGCAAGATATTTCACAAGTTTTTCTTTTTCATCCATGAATTTATCTTTCAATTGCTCTTCCTTTTCATCGTAAAAATAATCGGTCATTCTGCCATCTCCTTTTCTTTTGCTTTCTTATTTTCTCTAAGAATATGCAATAATATTTCAAGGGGACTTTTATCCTTTAATTCCAGATCAATCAAAATATCTGCTATTTTATTAATTTCGTTCATGCTGCCACCTCACTTACAAAAATCTCGCAATATTGATTGAAAACTTCTTTATTTACACGCCATAAATCAATACCAACCTTGATGGCGAAGTATGTTTCTTTGTCCCAACTATAGATTTTAGCCTCCATGACTGCATCCATTACATGACCCATGTATGACTTATCTTTATCCATACACTTTAGGAAATTTATCACCGTGTGATTCTTCATTTTAGACTCCTGTAGAATGTTTTTGTTTCATCTTAGCTGCTCAACCTGCTGCGTTTGGTGGCGCAGTCGACAGGGAGCTTGCTTCGATACTCATAAATATATATCATGATACAATTTAATACAAGCATAAAAATACACTTGTATAAAAATAAGCAACTCTCTATCATAAATGCAAAAGGAGCAACAACATGGATTTAAGGGAATATTTATTTAAACACAAGATGACAGCTGCACAATTTTCAAAAAATATTAATTATAACCGTAACTATATATGCGCGATCGTTCGCAAGTATTTTAAGCCGGGTAAAAAGCTATGCAAATTAATCATAGAAGCAACGAATGGCGAATGCACGATGGAGAGGTTAATGGAAATTCCATGTAAAACGGATTTACAAACAGAGATGAAATTTGAGGGGTTAGAATGAAAACATATAAAGACATAATCTTAAGAGAGATTGAAAGAAGGACATCAAAAGATGTCCATCCTAAAAGAGCATTGATGAAAAAGCATCTTATGCCAGCGGCTAAATCAAAGCAAAAGGAAATTCGGAAATGAGTGAGAAAGATTTATTAAATATTTTAGGAGAAGTAAATGGACTGGAATCTAATAATAAATGTAATGATAGCCATATTTATATCTGCATTTTTAAAAATCATTTTCAATGGAATTTTTTTAGGTTTATGTAGGGCATGTGCTAAATGTTTTACTGAAGAGGGAAGGTGGAAGTAATGGATGAAATAAAAATCGGCCCAATCCCTCGCTTTACAATCAGCGTAAAACCAATGCTATTTGTCTATTATGATTTTTATCCAAGTGGGGGATGGAATGATTTTGAAGGTTTTTTTGATTCAGTTGAAGAAGCTAAAGAATATGTAAATAAATTGGATTATTCAGAATCATCGGCTCATATCGTTGAAGATGGAAAAATAAGTTATAGAGCAAATTTATGTTGCAAATCTAATAAATGGAAATGGGATAAATGAAAATAGTTACTGATGGCCATGGTTCTTATGCCATAAGGAAAGGATTTATTTTTCATAAATACAAAGATTTAACCTGTGGGTATTGGTGGGATAAAAATTCCTCATGGTTTAATGATTGCTGGACATCGGATTTAGATTTGATAAAACATAAATTTGGCAAGCTAAACCCAAAAGAATTTAAGGAAAAAGAATGAAATTACCAAAGAATATGGGGCTAATTATCCAACATAATGAACACAAAATTATATATTGTTCAATAAAAGAATATTTCAATACTTATGCTTATTTTTCAGAATCAGATATTTCTCCAGATGAATATGAAAAGTGTCAGGAGTTGGATGAATTGTGGTCGATTCGATGGTATCCAATTACACCTATAAGTTTTTATATCGTTTTTGCATCGACTCTTGAAAAATGTTTAGAATTAGCTAATGAGGAAAAAGATGGATGAAATAATAGAAATTACCCCAGCTAGCTTGCCTTATGATTTGGATGAAAAAATATTTGTAAATTGCGATGAACACGGGATTCCTATAGGACAGCCCTATAGCTATAATGATTATCTGAAATTCATTGAAAGTATATCCGGAGTGAATGAAGAATTCTTAGGTGAGGAAAAAGATTGAAAAGATTTAAATTAAATAGAATTGTTGATGTAAGCAATTGTTCAGGTACTGGAATAGTTGCTGAAGGATGCCTATTTTCTACAGGAAAAGTAGCTATTTCTTGGCTTGGTAAATATAAATCCACAGTGTGGTGGGATAGCATAGAAGATGCTGAATTAATCAATTGTCATGGTGGATGTTCTAAAATTGAATGGGTTGATGAGGATTAAATGAATGGCTTGGATATACCTAGAATTCTTAGCGGACTCGACCTCTTCAGCGGAATCGGAGGAATGTCACTCGCCCTTAGAGAATGGGTGCGACCAATCGCCTACTGCGAAATCGAACCCTACTGTCAGGGAGTCTTGCTTTCTAGGATGTTCACTAATGACTTATCAAAAGCCCCCATATGGGATGACATACGAACCTTGCAAGGAAAAGATGTCGGAAAAGTTGACATCATTTATGGCGGTTTTCCATGCCAGGACATCAGCATTGCAGGACATGGAAAGGGCTTGGAGGGAGAGCGAAGCTCTCTATGTTATGATATCTTTAGAATCTCTAATGAAATTAAGCCCGGATGGATCTTCTTGGAAAATGTCCCAGCTATTACGACCCGCGGAGGTCTTGAAGTGGTCAAAGAAATTGCCAAAATGGGGTACGATTGTCGATGGATTACTATCACGGCTTCTTCCGTGGGAGCGCTACACAAAAGGGAAAGATGGTTCTTACTTGCCCACTCCAGATGCGAGCGATTCTTGCAGAGGTCCGAGGAAATTCAATCGCAAGGGAAAGAGTCAATCCGAGAGGACTTTAACGAGTTATGTTGGGGGAAAGATCAATCCGATATGGTTAGAAAAGATAATGGGATACCCAATCAATTGGACAGAATTAAAGCCCTGGGTAATGCAGTCGTTCCAGCACAAGCTAGAGAAGCGTTCAAAATCTTAATGGGGTTAAAATAAGGAAAAAGATTGCCAGAAATGATTTGAAAGAGCAGTCTAGAAAAGATAAGCCCGGGAGAGTTTCCCGGGCTACAGAGATTTGCTACCAAACAAATCAAATTGCTATATTACGAGCATAACAAAATTGCACTTCTCATGGTAGCAAGTCTCCTAATTAAATACAAGAAGGAGATTTCATATGTCGCAATATTATTCCCAAAATTCACAAAGTAAGAAAGATAGAAAAAATCATTTTTCACCAGCTGATTTATATGCATTCGAATTTCAGAACCCAGAACCAAAATATTACACTCGCATTCCTAACATTTTGGATCATCTAACCTATAAAAATGAAAAGGGAGAAGTCAAACGACTATCAGTCTATGCAAAAGAGCTTTATCGAATAATAAGAATGATAGCCAGTGATCACGGATGTTGCTGGTATACTACTAAAAATTTAGCTGAAAAAATAGGATGCTCTGCCGGCGCTGTTTGTAATGCAAAAAAAGAACTGATGATGCAAATGATTCAATTGGATGGAAATCCCCTAATAATAGAAAAAAGAAAATCCACTCCAAAAATAGTAAATGGAATAGTGACCAGTCGTAGAGATTTATGTACATATACATTAATGGATATATGGAGATGGAACAATGCCTATATGGCTACATTAAAGTATCAGGTAGAACCGGAAATTTTAGATGAGACTGATTCATATAGTGAATCGGTAGGGGGTACTGATTCATGTGGTGAATCGGTCTCCCAGGGGACTGATTCATGTGGTGAACCTAATAATAACAAAAAGAATAACATCCCTTTGTCTTTGAAACAACAACCCACGGCTGAAGCCGACGTGTCTATTTCTTCAAAAGAAAAAGATCTTGTTTATGGAGAAAAGCAAGTCGAAGCCTTCAATTGGCTAATGAAAATAGGGATGAAGATGGGCGCAGCTTATACACTCGTTCAGCAATACTCTTATGAAGAAATAGACTTGGCATCTGCTTATCTAGAGTCTCAGCTTAATAAGAAAAAAAGAAAGGGTGAAAATATTCCTAATAAGATAGCTTATTTGATAAATACTCTTCAAAACCGATATTGGGAGAAAGTGGCTAAATGATCCAGCTACCCGACTGGCTAGTCATCGCAATCATAGCATTTCTAGTGCTAAACTCAATTTTATTAATATGGAGCGCATTTCAGGATGATTGAAAGAAAAGGAATCGAATATGTGGATTAAGACTTGTGAAGAAATATTGGTTAACTCATCTAAATGGGATTTTATTGGGTTAAGATCAATTCAATTAGATGGGGAAGTAATTTGTTATGAAGTTTATTTTTATAATAACAATGGGGATGAAAAAACGATCACTTGCATAAAAGATAATGTAGAAGCTGAAGATTTTATGGAAATGATCGCTTTTGGAGATGCCTTTATTACTAGAAAATATTTAGAGACACTTCATTCTATCGTATATGACACTCTCCAAGATAAAAAAGAATTATCAGCATATGGACAGGAAGATCATGATTTTGATAAAAATTCGAAATATGTAATTAAAATTTTAAATTCAAATCGAATGACTTATGGGGAAAGTAAAGGATGACTAAAAGAAAACAAAAACAAGAAATGGCATTAGCACAAGATTATTGTTACGATTTTTTAAAGGATAAAATACAAAACGAAATAAATAAACGCGTTGGAACCCATGAGATTCAGCAAATTGATTATTTTGGAATGAGTGATAATGAATCCACAGACTGCTCAGCCTTTATTCTGTTTAGACCATTAATGAAGAGGATGGATGATTGAAATAACCGACTGCAAACGAATTGATAAAGGCTCACTCTTAGCTCAAGTAGCCATCCATATCCCTCAATGGAAGATGACTATCAAGGAGATTAAAATATTCTCCAAAGATGGAAAACGCTGGATTTCGCTTCCAGCGCGCGAATTTGAAGCTAACGGGAAGAAAGCATTCGCCCCACTAATTAAATTCGATACAAGCGAAATAAACGATAAATTTCGCGATTCTGTGATTAGGATGTATGATGAATATTGCAAAAGGAATTGAAATGAATAATTGGAAGAATGTAAAAAACGAATTACCTCCATGCGATGGGATTTATGAATGTCAAATGGACGACAATCACATTAATTGGACTGCCTCTCTTTTTTATGATGGATTTGGCTTTAAGATTGAACATGCATATAGAGATATAAGATTCTGGAGAGAAGCGATGCCTTTAAAGAAAAAATATGGAAGGGTAGATGAAGAAAAAGATACTTTTAGTTAGGCTTCCAAAAGTTGACGGGATAGAACAGGATTTTTATGGAGTAGGCTACAATGAAGGAAATTCATTTGTATTTATGATCTTAACTCCTGATTTTATAAATAAATTTCCTCTTAGAGCATTTCCTTTTCCCGAATACAACGGATATGATTCAAGTAGTTATTATGAAGTGATAGGGGAAATTGTAAATTTACCAAAATTCGGAGAAAAATGAAAAAAAAGCAGAAAAAGGTACAGGTTAATCTACTAACGTCCGAATTCTTAATGAAGATGTGCGCGGAGGGCGAAATTATGGCACTATCTGGAATAACATATATGTTTCTAGTTGGGATGATCACCAAAAACACGACTGGCGCTAAAGATTTCCTAGAGCAATTCAACAAATCAGCTTATCCGCTTCTTCAAGAGATTGAGCAAGATTTGATTCATCATGAGATAGACGGGGATGAAGATGAGGAATTAAAAAAAGGCGGATTAGAATGTGGACTCGCTACTTCCCTAATCTTTAAAAGATACTTGCAAAGTTTAGATGATGACGAGAACGAATAAAGCTGGCTGGAGAGAAATTGGCGACAAAAGATGCTATTTCAAATCAGCATGGGAAGCTAACTATGCTAGATATCTACAATGGCTAAAGGAAAATGGACGTATCATCGATTGGGAATATGAGCCGCAAGATTTTTGGTTCAAGGAAATCAAGAGGGGAGTGCGTAGCTATAAGCCCGATTTCAAGGTCTCCCATGAAACCTACCATTACTGGGTAGAAGTAAAAGGCTACTACGATTCCAAGTCACTCACCAAGATCAAGAGATTTCGCAAGTACTATCCTAAAGAAATTCTTACAGTTATTGACAAAGAATGGTTCGCGCAATATGGTAAAATTTACTCATTCATACCTGGATGGGAAACCCAAGGGATTAGATTATGCAAATCGAGGCTACTTGTGACACGCTAGCAAAATATTACAAATTAAAAAATGGATGGCAGTCTTTTAAGCACAATAGGGCGGAAAATGAATATCTATCATTCGATGATCCGTGCTATATAACCGTCAAACAGCGCGAAAAGATCATAGACTTTTTATTTGACTTAATCGGAGAGATTGAATATGAATAAATTGACTTCCTTGTTGCTATGTGTGCTAGCTGGTTTCGCATTACAAGCTTGCACCTACTCGGTCACCCTTGCTCATTCGGAAGGATCGAGTGATGTTGTGGACGAAACACAGGATAATAAGCCCCAAGGCTCATTGTCATTACCTTCAAGATTATGATTAAATATTTCATAAGAAAGCTGGTAGAGTTTTTTCATAGGTACGGGCCTAAGCCGCCTGTATTTTAGTATTCTTGTTAAGTTTAGGTTTGCCCCCAGTGTGTTGCTGGGGGTTTTTTATTAAAAGGAAATAACATGATCAGACCATCTAAAGATAGAATTCTATTAGAAAGAATCGAGCCTACTAAAAAAGCCGGCGCAATCATTCTCACTAATGAAAAAAAAGAAAATCGCGGGATAGTATTAGATATTGGAAAAGATATCGAAGAAGATATCCAAGAAGGAGATATCATCATCTTTGCTCAATACACTCCAATCGAGCTTATGCATAATGAGAAAACATACCTACTGATCAAAGAATCTGACATACTGGCCATCGAACATGACTGATCTCATCTGGAATAACGAAACTCGCAAGCTAAAAGCCCTGAAAGATTTTGAAAAGAATCCCCGTCAAATCAGCGATAACCAATTCGAAAGACTAAAGCAATCTCTACAGAATTTTGGATACGTAGAGCCAGTAGTAATAGATTCGGATTGCACAATCATAGCCGGACATATGCGAGTAAGAGCCTTACGCAAAATCAATGGAAACAAAGGCGATATAGAAGTAAGAGTACCAAATAGACCATTAACTGAACAGGAAAGAGAGGATTATGCAATTATCTCCAACAAGGTGCGTGGCGATTGGGATTTTGACATTCTTAGTGATTCTTGGGATATGGAACATTTATTTAATTTGGGTTTTACTCCTGCGGATTTTCAGCTAGATCTCGAAACTATAGAAGAAAAGAAGCCCGCGGAAAAGAAAGCTAAGGAATGCCCACATTGCGGCCAGCAGCTTTAGAAAAACCCCCTACACACTGTGTATAGGGAGCGCACAATTAGATAATCCAATAATATTATATTTATCAAAAAATTATGCGCAATAAAAACCGCGTAAGCCCTGTGCCTACGCGGAACATTATACAAGAAATGTCGAAAAGAGTATACCTTAAAATGGATTTAAAATCAAACGTTAAGTGCATATTACACCTCCTTTCTGTTGGCCATAAGGTATTCATCTAACCAAGCCATTGCTTTTGCTTCTTCCACTTCATCTATCTCTTCGCAAATATGCTCAAAATTTCTTTTGATAAAGGCATCTAAACGTTCCTTACTCATATAAAATTCATTTTTTTCTAGGCTTTGCATTTTCATTCTCCATCGTTTAGGTTTAGTTTTTTCTCCGCCTTACTCTATCAGCCACTTTGCTATTATGTGGGCTCCTGATTTTCATGCTTTGATGTGCATAAATATACACAAGCGATTAATTAAATACAATCCCTTAATCAAAAAAAGTGAAAAAAGTTGACTTAAAAAATCATATCGATAACATTTAGGCTAACAGTGAGAGGTTTATGATTTTAGTGGAAGATGAAAACTTTGCGATAAAGAAATCTATGGAATGGCTAATAGACACTATTGAGCTGATAGATAAAGGCGCTCACGAAGAAGCCTGTTTTGAAATTGGTAAGGCATATGGATTGCTATATGCATTAATTTCGGATTATAGAGAAAAAGATGAAGATATTGACGATGAATGAATTCATGGCTATAGATAAATTAAAGGTACTATTTAATGGACAAGCTAATCAAGAAAGACAAGAAAAAGATCGATAAAATGATGGATACTCTTGTTAAAAAAGATATCCCTAGAGATAAAAAGCTCGCGAAATGCGATAAAAAAATGAAGAAGAAATGATGCAAGTTACTGGAAGACCAAGGATAGAAATAGATTGGGATAAAGTAGATTCTATGTTAAGAGCACAATGTTCGGGTATGGAAATAGCCGATGCACTAGGAATACATAAGGATACATTATACGATCGTACAGTAATTGATAAAGGCATGTCTTTCTCCGATTATTCCGCTAGCAGGCAGAGCGGTGGTAAAGGATTATTGCGCCACGCACAGTTTAAGAAGGCAATGTCAGGTAATCACCCCATGCTCATATGGCTGGGGAAGCAGTATCTAAAACAAAAAGACACAGAACAAGACTTACAGATAGATGAGAACACGATTAAGCAATTCGAAGCTATCATGAATCAGATCAAAGTTAATCAAGCTAAAGATGGTCAAGAATCGCCCTCAGAATCTAGTGAGGACTTGAAAAGCGATGAAAATAGCAACAACATAGAAAGCCAATCATAATGATTAATGCTTATCACAAGAGCTTGTGGGGGCATTTGTTCTATTCTTTCGATCATATCATCCAATATTCCAATCAGTTCTTTTCTAGAGGGTTTAAGTGGCAATCGTTCTTTGTTTATGTCTTTTGATGATTCTTCTTTACGCTCATCTTTACTCAAATCTTGAGGATTAATATCCATTATATATTCTCGCTGAAAGTGGTATGACGATTGGTTTTTAGGTTGACATAATTATACCATTCTGGTGTAATTGGTGCAATAATAAGGTTGATATGGCATCAATATATCCAAGATCAAATAAAAATTCAGTGGTGTGGCGTCTCGTTCTAAGACGAAAAGGAATAAAGACCTTATGCCTATGTTTTGCAACTAGAGAAGAGGCGGAAAAGTGGGCATTGGAAAACGAACTAAATTTTATATTGAATCCAGATAAATACCATGAATGGGCTGATAAAAACAGATTGATTAACTATAGATTGAGGAGTCTAGACCGTTGAACTTCTTTGCCAACTGCCAAACGAAAGACCAAGCTAAAGAAATCTACCGCAAGCTAGCTAAACATTTCCATCCTGATAAAGGGGGAGATGTTGACTTGATGAAAGAACTACAGAATCAATATGACAATGTAGATAAATATATGGGTAAATCTCATAAAGAATACAAAACATTTCATCCATATGATCCTTCAAAAGATCAACTAATCGCACATTGGAAATCTCAAGCTGAATATTATAAGAACATAAGCTCTAACTATCCAAAATGGCATGCTGAAGCTCAAAAAAGAGAATTTGAATATAGAAACAAGATTCAGTCATTGAATATAGAAATAGGGAAATTAAAAGATGAAATACGCCAAAAAGAATGGATAACAAAATCCCAATCTAAAATGATTGATGATTGTAGGAATGAATTTGCAAAACCTACAATTGTTAAACATTTACACGCATTAGCTAAATGGGTAAAAAAAAACTATCCGGAAGAGAATGAGAAACCAAAAAGAAAAACCTCCTCTAAGCGTAAAACAGCTTGAGTTTGTAAATAAATCTACTCGGCATTGGAATTTAGCCCATGGATCAGTGCGAAGTGGTAAAACAGTAGGTAGTTTATTTAGATTTATGCAAGCAGTAAATGAATGCCCTGATTCGGCTATCTTTATGGCGGGTCATACTTCAGATACTATCTATCAAAATGCTATTCGCTTGATTATGGAAAGCGATCAATTAGCTATATTTAGGCCATTCTGCACGTGGTATAGCGGAAAGAGGCAGCTAAAGTTTAGGGATAAGACCATCCAGACATTAGGCGCCAAAGACGAGGGGGCAATCGGGCAATTCCAAGGTAAAACGATGTCATTGCTCTATGGCGACGAAATGACCCTATGGCCAGAATCAATCATTGATATGGCAGATACTAGGCTATCTAATCCATGGTCTATGGGATTTGGAACAATGAACCCATCCCATCCTAATCACAAGCTTAAGCAATGGATTGATAAAGCGGAAGCTGGAGACCCTAACTATTATTCATTACACTTTACCCTGGACGATAACCCTTATGTTGACGAAAATTATAAGCAGCGCATACGCGATAGCCTCTCTGGTTTGTTTTACAAGCGTAATTATCTCGGCTTATGGTGTTTGGCGGAAGGAGCCATCTTCGATTTTTTCGATAGATCGATACACGTTGTTAACCGTCCACCTCGTGCTGCTGAGTCTTATATTGCTTCAATTGATTACGGCACTTCTAACCCTTTTTCATGTCTTCTCATAGGTGTGTCGACAGGAAAATACACTCAATCAGGTATGCAAATGTGGGTAGAGAAAGAATACTTCTGGGATCCAAAAGTCCGAGGAAGACAAAAAGTGAATAGCGAGTTTGCTTCGGACTTGGAAGAATTCCTTGAGCCATACGGTGTAAAACAGATTTACATTGATCCTAGTGCTGAGGCATTTCAATTAGAGATGAGACGCAAAGGTTTGTTTCCAATACATGCTAATAATGATGTAGAGAATGGCATCCAAACACTATGCGAGATGATGCAATCAGGAAAGATTTTGATAATGGATTGCTGCAAGAATTTGATTAGAGAGATAGAAAGCTATGTGTGGGATCCAAGGGAAGCAGCGAAAGGATATGATGTGCCATTGAAGAAGGACGACCATGGGGTTGATGCGCTTAGGTATGCCTGCCATAGTCACAAAGTGGTTGAATATCAGCCATACAAACATGATCCCAATGAGTATTTAAGAAATAGGTTTCAGAGATGAAAAAATGGCAAATTAATTTGGATCGTATGCAATGTAAGCAAATTCTAAGTTATTTATCTGCATATGCAGACTTACCTTTGCTAAATTCTTTTCATGAAGAGGTTTTGAGAAATGAAAAAGAAGAATTTGAACGAGAAATTTACTTGGAAAATTTGTTAGTTAGTAACGTTATTTCGACAGATGCTTCTGAGGGTATCAAAAGTTAACATAACCAATGTTATCAGACGTAGTGTGTAATATGATAGATAAAGAGTTTATAGAGAGAGCGTCTGTATTAATGAAACCTGAGATTGATGACTTCCTTGAGAAAAGAAGGAATAAGATCAACTCATGGAATAAAGATAATCCATTAAAGCTTAAAAAAAGTCAAAAGAAATATTACGAAACAGATAAAGGAAAATATGCTATATCCAAGAGAGTATTTAACCGAAGATCCAAGTTTAAAGAAGCCTGTGAAGATCTAGAGTGGGAAGAGAAGCAGAACATAGGTAGATTTTACAAAAATTGCCCTAGGGGATACGAAGTCGATCACATCATTCCTGTCTCTAAAGGAGGAAAACATTGTTTATCTAATCTTCAGTATTTGACACACCAAGAGAATCGAAGAAAAAGCGCAAAATTTAACTGGGAGAGAGAATAAAATGGAATGGATTAGTGTAGAAACGAGATTACCAGATTTATATGATTACGTCTTGGTCTGTGCCAACAACCAGGGATCAAGTGAACCAAAACCCATTTCAATAGCTAGAATTTCTTGTGCGGGACCTAATGAATGGGAATTTCTTAATGAAGCACCACTTATGCCAACTTCTGGCGCTTACATGGATATTGAATATGGATTAGATCAAGATGAAATAACCCATTGGATGCCTCTACCGCCTCCACCAAAGGAAAAAATCACACCAGAAAAAGAATGTGAAGAAATCGGCCATATGAATACATGGATGCCTAAAAATCAAACACTTTGTATGCGATGCGGAGCTTTGAATGAAGAGTGATAATGAATTGTATTAGTGTTAAATAAAGATTGCCCATTCATAATCAAATAGTAAAATTTAAAGTAGGATTTCCATATGAAATGCAATCAATTTCATCTTGTCAGCGGAATTAAAAATACAATTTGTTGGCTTGATTCTAAGGTTAATGAAGGGGATAAAATTAGATTTAAGAATGAAAGCAGATGGTGGGATGTTAAAGAAAAATATGATCCAGTGCTAAATAAAGAAGATATAAAATTTGACTGGAAGGCAGGAGGATTATAGTAATATGAATTGGATTAGCGTTAAAGATGAACTCCCTAAGGCATTCGAAGTCGTATGGGTATATTGGAGAGATAGAGAAGTTTTACTGGGATGTAGAACATATGTGGGAGATGAAGCTATTCAATGTGATCCAACAGAAGGATGGTATTCGTTTGAAGATGAAAAATGTCGTTGGACGCATTATTGGCAAAGAGTGCATGCAATGAATTTAGATAAGCCCGATCCTCCCAAATAAATTTGCCATAATAATTTCTTTGTTGTATGGTACTGATATGTAATCGATTACCTTTCGGAGGCCATCATCGGACTATATCTTCCCCCCTGGAATAATAATATAGAGCCATCTCAAGGAAATGTGCGCCAATGGCTAGATAATCTCTATGCTAAATTCATGCCTTTGGAGCAAGCTCGATGGAACCAAAGCAATATAGACACTCTCTTCTACGCAGGTTCACAGTCTTACCTTAACCGCATGTTTAATTTCAGCCCCACGACATCCTTTCAGCAATATTATTTCAACCTAGTACAACAGCCCATTAATATTTTAACTGGCTATGAAAGGCAGCATCGCAAGAATTTCTCTTATATTCCTGCAGATGGAGCAGACCCCCAAGCCACCGATCAATATAACAAACTAATTACCCACGAGGCTAATAGAGGTTTTATCCATGAGCAGAAATCTAAGTGCAAAGAATTAGCAGCTATTTCCGGCATGTGCTTAGCGCAGCCTTATTTAGATTATAATGGCAATGATCAGGCACAGGGAGAATTAAAGGTAAAGATTTGGGAATACAATTCATTTCTAGTTGATCCCTACTTTCGCAATCCTGATATGTCAGACGCTCAATTCGTATGGTGTCAAGAGTACATTTCAAAACAAGAAGCAGAGACAAGATTCCCTGATAAGATCTCTCAAGTATTTCCCATGGCTGGAACACCTCAAAGATATGGTAATTTCTATTTCCTGCCTGAGAATACCAACATGGCGAGAAATGATCTTTTAGTGCTGTCTTATGTATGGTACAAATGGCGAAAGAAGAAACAGCGTTTATTTAGCAAGAAAAGGCAACAGTTCTTTGACTTTGGCAAAGAAGCTGATTTAGATTCACTTTTGTATAACATTCCCGATCTAGAATTAGTGACAGTGGATGTCCCGTGTTGGAAATGTGCTGTCGTTTTAAACGATATCCTCATGTTCCAAGGTGAAAACCCTATGGGATTTGATACATCTCCATGTGTCCCTTACTTCTGGAACTACGACCCTCATATTAATTACTATGATTTAAGAGTTAGATCATTAATTAGAACTATGAGAGATCCTCAGTTCTTATTTAATTACAAAATAATAACTAATAATGACATAGCATCAGCAACAATTAATTCAGGTTATAAGAGAAAAGTAGGCGCTGTCGCTAACGAAGACAATCTGAAGAAAGCTAATAATGGATACGACATCCTAATCAATCCAGGATATGAGCTAACAGACTGTGAAAAGATTATACCTACGGCTGTTCCCGAAAGCGATCTTGCATTAGGCCAGCAAATGGCTGATTTGATATTTAAGACATCTGGAATTGACCTAGAAAGCTGGTCCGGACAGGATGATAAACAATCATCGAGTCTTACATTGCTTATCAAGCAAGCGGCTAACTTGATGGTATTTCAGAAGTATTTCGACCAATGGGATTTTAGCGATAAGCTTCTTGGTGAGTTATTACTTAAGATAGTTCTTAATAATTGGAATGCGGAAAAAGTGAAATTAATCATAAATGAAGAGCCATCGCCCTATTTCTATAGCAAGATTTATTCCACATTCCAAACAATAGTTGAGGAAAGCGATCTAACACCAACACAGCAGAACTTACAAGCCCAGCAAATGCTTGAGATCAATGAAAGATTCGGTAGAGAAGTATTTCCACCATCTATGATTATTCCTAAGCTCAATATTACTGGTAAAGGCGAGATCATTCCATTCCTTGAACAACAAGAGCAGCAGCAACAAGCAGTTCAAGAAGAAGCCACCAATATTCAACACGCATTTGAAGAAGCTAAACTTAAAGAACTCTATTCAAAAGCAATGGCTAATATCGGAAGAGCAAGAGAAGATAACTCTAGATCAGAAAGCAATCTAGGACTATACGAAGAGCGTTTAAGCATGATTGAACGCAATAGAGCTATGTCGCTTAAAGAAAAACAAGCAGCTCTTACCTCTCTCCTTGAAAACATAGCTAAATTTGGTGAGATAGAAACAGCACATAGGGAACTTGATTTAGAAATAGATAATGAAAGACAAAGACAAGAAGAAGAATTTGAGAAAAAAGACGTCGAAATGAGAACACAAGCCAACCGATTTATGCAGGAAATCATGAAACAAATACCTTCACAAAATATGGCGCAGGCAGTATAAAGAAATTAATGGTAAATGAGCGTAATGGCTCAAAGGGGATAATATGAGTGGCGGAAGAAAAATTAATGATCATTCAGTGTGGGCTGGTGCTAAAGGGAAAGATACAGTATTTCCTTCCGGCCCTTATAAAACAAAGAACGAATCTTCAGCGGAAGGTGCTGGATCTGTAATGAATTATGAAGATACTACAGAAGCGATTAAAAAAGCACAAGAAATCGGTAAGGGAAAGATTAAATCTCATCCGATGAAGCCTAGTTATCGTTATTAAGAATTTAGGTAAAGTGTCCTAATAAAAAAACACTATTTTAAAGTTGGATTAATTGATCGCTTTTCGGGGGTTGCTCGTCGTGGCTGGAATCCCTTGTTATAAATTTGAGGTATGGCGTCCTCTTTTAAAAAACGCCTTAAAAGGAATATTATGAAAAGAGTTAAAGAACAAATCAACGCAAAATCTGGTTTTAAAGATCCCATTGATATTAGAGAACAACGGGAGATTAATAAACCACAAGATGCTCGCAATTCTCCTTGGGACTTTAGGTGCCCACAATATGATCAACGCACTAGCTCTTTTATTAATGCTGGTACGCATTATGGTATTGGTAGAAATCAACCCATCGGGCACACAGGAAATCCAGCTACTTCTGCAAGTACTTTGCCTAAAGGTAAAGTTAATACTATGAGAATGGATGAAGTAGGATGAATAATATTGTTGATATAGAAGAACTTAAAGAGGGATTTTATGGTGAATGGGTTTATATACATACACCAGAAGAAAAAGCAGCGGCTGAACAATACCTTAACTTATGGAAACACTTCTTCATAAATAAGTTTAAGGGTTTCAAAATAATAGACGAAATATTCTGTTTTCAACCAGAATTTGCAGATCGACCGGAAACTTTTGGTTTAAAAATCCAAGTGGCTAAAATAAATGAAGAAGACTAAAGCATTTCATACGCCACGATCATCACGTGGAATGGGCGATTATTATGGCCAGGGAATAAGACAGCCTGTAGCAAGGTTAGTTGATTTCACTGAATTGAATCCAGTAAAGCCTAAGAAGCTAAAAAAGCCTCCTAAATCTCTTGCATAGTATCATCTATAAATTCATCTAAAGCATTCTTAGAGTCAATCGAAAAAGCAATTTCCCGGTAAATATCAGCAATTCTATCATCTGGAAGATCATCTTTAGCAGGTCTTTCAAGTACTTCTCTATTTGTTTTGAATTGCTGTATACTCCACGATACCCATTCAGATTGTGTAACCATTCCTTTAGAATACTGCGACCACATTTCAGAAGGAGGAATAAGCCAACATATTTCAACGATATCTGTTTTAGATTGTCCCCTAAATAGATAAGAATTGGTTTGAGCTTGCGGTTTTGTAAGTCTTGGCTGCCATACCATCCTTTTTGTCACTCCATCATCAGCGGTTCTTGGATGGGCGAATAAATAGACATAAGGCGATCTATCCTGAAGCATCAATGAAAGGGAATTCTTCTTCATACAGTCATCAGCCCCTTGGAAGATGTTTAAGGCTTGATTTTTTAAGAAATATTCTTTTCTATCATGAGCTTCAAGACGATTTATTTTCATTAGTTTTTACCTTGCATGTGGGACATGATTTAGTATCTAAAATCAAACCTTTTTCAAAGTCAAAATCAGGTAATAAAAAGCATGTGAGTTCATCGCATTTTGGACATATTTTAATAAGATCTTTCATAACTTGCCTTATAATCAATTATTTAGTTAAATTCAGATTAAATAAAACGCTCTCCGGCGTCAAGGAGAAAGGATAGTATGCAAGAAACAACGCCTCAAGTACCCCAAACAGAAGCAAAAACGAATGTAAAAGAAGATAATTTGCGCTATATGCGTGAAAAATATGAAGCTCAAATACAACAAGAAAGAGCCGCAAGACTAGAACTTGAAAGAGCCTTGCAAGAAAGAAATACTAAATCTGATGATGAAGATGATTCAGAACCATATGTTGATCATAAAAGACTAAATAAAACTCTCTCTTCATTTGAAAAGAAGCTAGAAGAAAAATTCAATAGAACAGTAGAAGAAAAAGCCCGTGGTATGCTTGCCACTCAAAAGAAAGAGGATTGGCTAAAGAAAAACTCAGACTTTTATGAAGTCATGCAGCACGCCGAAAAAATATATCATACAGATCCAGAGCTTGCCGAAACAATCTTAGAGCTTCCTGATAACTTTGAAAGACAAAAGCTTGTCTACAAAAACATAAAAGCACTTGGATTAGATAAACCAGCTCAAAAGCAACCATCAGTACAAGAAAAGATCGATGCTAACAGAAGAAGTCCTTATTACCAGCCATCTGGTATGGCAACAGCTGGTTATAGCTCAGGTGGTGATTTCTCAGCGACAGGGCAAGAACAAGCTTATAAAAAGATGCAAGAACTAAAAGCAAGATTAGGCGGAAGATGATAAATTGTAAAAAATCACATAGATTGCTTTATAGAAAAGAAAATATTTGTCATACAATTGCATTTGAAAGCTGTTATGAGTTAAAAAATTTCAAAGAATTCATGGATTTCATAGAAATAAAATTACCAGTTTGTATCTATGAAATGATAGAAAAAAGATTATTAACTTGCACATGTTGCAATAAAGAGAATAATGATGAAAAAGTCGATGAAAGAGAAAAAAGTCAAGAAAGTCATGCATGAAATGAAAGAAGGTAAGCTTCATTCTGGTTCAAAGAAAGGGCCGATCGTGACTAATCCAAAACAAGGAATAGCGATTGCTCTTTCGGAAGCTGGTCTTAGTAAAAAAAAAAAGAAATGACTTGCGAATACTGCGGACATTTCCTAGAGCATAATGAGAAAGGAAATAAATAATTGAATTTAAATATTGATTTGATATATTGAAATTTCGCTAGCCCAGCGTTAAGGGCATTCGCGTAAGGGAGTCGCGCCCCATTTCGGCGTAAGTAGCTCGCCACTACAAGCGATATGATTGAAAACGACGTAGTAGGTTCGTCTACCGATCAACATATCTTACTAACATTTCCAACCAGGGAATGTACATGCTTACAACAACAGGCAATCTAGGACCTATGATTTTGCAGAGCTTAGCACCTGCGATGTTATATGTTCCAACGCCTATGATGAATTACATCACAGTTTGCGACAAAGTTAGTATGCCACCAAATGGTGGAACAACTTGTCGTTTCATGCGCCCACGGGCGTTACAGCCTCCAACGGTTCAGTTGGGGAATTCAGGAATAGATCCTCCAGCACAGGTTCCGCAAAGAGATATTATTGATGCGGAAATGGCTTTTTTTGGAACTGGTTGCATTATTAACGAACAGGTTATTTTGCAAGACCAAGAGGGTGTGTTAGCGTGGGTGTCAGATCGTCTGGCAGTCGCGATGAGACAAGCCGAGGATTTAATCTTACGCGATTACCTAGTATCTGCCGCAACGGACATCAATGCCGGTTCGGGCAGTAATGGGGATAACCCAACAAATTTGGGTATCGCAGATTTTAGCTTGGTTGTAACCACGCTAGATACAAACAATGCCTACAAGTTTATGTCTGGCATTGAAGGTATGGATAGATTCGGTAAAATGTGTGCCGAATTAAAATCTTCTCTGATGGACTTGGAACTCCTAACTATGGCAGCATAGAAGGACAACAAGGGCGAACTTTTTTAGGAACCACGGGAATTTAGATGTTTCATTTGGTTAAAACAGTTAAGGCGAATGTCGGATGTCTCTTGAGAGATATTGCGTTTTCCATTTTCAAATGTTTCTCTAAATTTAATTGCTATTACGCATCTATCTTTTTTGATGATAAGAAATGGATAAATATCTTTGAGAAATCTCAACATTTCTGGCCTATTAATTTGCCAGACATATTGTTTTTTCCAATTAGGTTGGCATTGTCTACTAGGGGAATTGCATTCATAAATGCTTCCTCCAAAGTTTTCAAAAATCCAATCTACAAGGCATTTATCTGTGGAAGTAACATTTACTCTAAGATTGAATTGACCTCTTTTACTAGAGGATTTATTCATCCAAAGCAACAAACTTCCTTCACCATCAATGATACCTGCAAGATACGCCAATTTTTCCCTATGATTCATGAGGTCACCTATGTGTAATAACAAAGATGATATCAGATTGACTGATACGAAGTCAACTAAATTAGACGCTGAACGTAGCAAGCGAGAAGACTCTATTCCTGAACAAGCAAGAAAAGAATTTAGACAATTTCTAGATGAAAGTTTTGATAGAAGAATGGAAATTGTAGAAGAGCTTCAAAAGGAAAGAGATGCGGTGCTCTGAACTCTATAGAGATATAGAGACCTTAGCTGAGAAGACTAAGGCGCCTACATCTACTAATTTGACATTAATTAGTAGATATTAGTAGGTCAACAAGTAACAGATTGACAGGCCCTGTGAGAAGTGCATATTTCATGCTATCTTCAACAGAGCTTCAAACGGATTTTGATACACTGACAACAGTGGGAACACTTTCGTTCCTAAGTCAGTGGAACTATCCTACAAATGCTTCTGCTTTACCTTCTGAATATGGTTCAGTGGGTAATGTGCGGATATTAACATCCTCTGAAGCACCAGTTGCAAGAGGTGTTTCCTCACTCGGTAATGATATTTATTACAATACCGTATTGGGTAAACAAGCGATCACGCATATTAATCAGGATGGCTACTCAATGAACCTGATTTATCGCGATCCATATTATTCAGGCATGTTGGCTCAGAATGCTACCTTAGCGGTTAAGTTCGCTCAGGCGCAAGCTTTGACCCAGGATACTGCTGTCCGAAATCTTCTTTCTACCAGCTTGTATGCTGGCAGATTGGTATAGGAGGTATATCATGGCTGAATATTCAAGATTAGCAAAGGGAAGTTATACAGTAGCTAGCGGAACACTTGGTGTTTCTGCACCTCCTGCTAAAATTATTAACTTACCTTTTAAGCCGGATTACGTTGAGTTGATTAATTTAACTCAAGCAGTAACTCCAGCACAACACGGCGTTCCATTTGCATATTGGGATGCTAGCGCAACACCCGTTACTGTATCTAGTGTGCAGTACGACACTATTGTTCAGTTATTTAATTCTACACCCGTACTAACGACAGATTCTGTTAAAGTCGGTGGTGGTATTAGCGTATTTTCTGGTGGATTGTCCCTGCAATATGGAGCTTCGCAAGGACTTACAAGTATAACTAAAAGTAGTGCTGGTGGCCCTACAACAGTAGTGTCGGCATCTGCGCATGGTTTGACATCTGGCGATGTTGTTATTTTTCAAAACTTGTATCAGACAGCAACAACTGGTATGCCTCAAATTGCAGGTATCCCTTTCACTGTTACTGTTACAAATAGTACAACATTTACTATTCCTTGGGATACAAGCACTAGTAATTATACTACTTATACTCAGAGTACAGCTACAAATGCGAATGGCGCCTTTAAAAAGGTTCTTTATCCATATTTGTATGCTCCTGGGGTAAATGTAATTAGTAATATTACACTTGGAACAACTACAACTATTGACACAACTTCTGCCCATAACTTTGTTGTTGGCCAAGAAGTGGCATTTCATATTCCGACTGTCCCTAATACAAATGGGGTCAACTGGGGAACAACACAATTAAATACGTTGCCAAACACGACTATTCCTGGATCTCCGATCTATGCATATGTCATTTCGGTAACGGATTATAATACTTTTGTTGTGAATGTGAATTCATCAGCTTATACAGCATTTAGTGCAAACGTTCCAGTTGCGGCAGTGCCAGGACTAGAATATGCACAAGTAGCTGCGGTTGGTGATGTGAATACAGGTGGGCCAAGGATTTCAGCAGGATCTGCTTTATATCCTCCGCTATTCACTATTCCAATTGGAACTACTAGAGTTAATTCTATCGGTGGTCCAGCTATTGAAGGCGCGTTCTTCAATAATACAAGCCAAGGCTTCATCGTTGGAAACTCAGCGTGCCGAACAGACACAGCTGCTTGGGTTGGCGGTTCTAGTGGAGATGTGATCGAATGGCGTGCATATTTACATGACTATTCTTCGCCTTAAAAATACGAAGAATTAGTTTGATAAATTTTGCTAGTTATTGCATTTTAGGGGGATGGGAAACCATCCCTCTTTTTTTGGAGTATCATGGTACTATTAGGCCCCACGCCACCATACAACAATCCACCGATTCAACCTCAGAATTTTCAACCTCGTAGATTCTTTATTGAAAATGTGACTTTAGGTCTTACAACCACCGTGACAGCCACTGAAGATATGGATTATGTTGTCGGACAGCTTGTGAGACTACTAATTCCAAAAGGTTTCGGATGCGTTCAGCTTAACTATGTTAAGGGATATGTTTTGAGCCTTCCTTCATCGACAGAAGTTGAAATAAATATTAACTCATCTCTTGGAGTTAACCAATTTACAGCAGATCCAACCGCCCAAACACAGCCCCAAATAGTACCAGTAGGCGATATTAATACAGGTGATATCAATTCGATGGGAAGGATTAACAACGCAACGACAATCCCTGGCGCATTTCAAAATATTTCACCCCAATAGGTAAACAATGAACGATAAAAAACCAAAAGTGAATTCAGAAGGAGAAAAAGAACTCCAGAAAGTAGAGCAGCAATTCAATGAATTCGATAAGAAAATTCAGGATATGACAGATCAAAGGATGAATGCTGCGCCAAACGTTGAACCACAAACAAAAATGGCTCAATCAGATGTTGCCAATAGCAAAGATATTTATCTTAAGCCTAAACGAACCCTAAGATCTCAAGAACCTTTCAACGAAAGATATCGTGCCGAATACGAATTTGCTAAGGAATATGTCTATTTTATTGCAGAGAATAGGGAGATTAAAGGCGAAGATATCACACTTTGGACAAAGAAATTTCCTGGCGCTCCTTGTGAAGAATGGGTAGTACCCGTAAATAAGCCAGTATGGGGGCCTAGATACCTTGCAGAACAACTTAAAAGCAAGTATTACCATAGGCTTAAATCAGAAGATAGACCAACTGGTCAAAATCAAATGGGATACGATACAGGTATGATTGTGGTAGATACAACCATACAAAGATTAGATGCAATTCCTGCAACTAAGCAAAGATCAATATTTATGGGTTCAAACAAATTTTAAGGAGATAAAAATGGCTAAGGCGATGAAAGAAAAAGAGCATATGAAAGAAAAGCATAAAGGTCACCATAAGGAAAAAGAAAAGCATAAGATGCATGAAGAAAAGAAAATGAAGCATAAAGGCAAATAATGAACTTTTTATCTAGCGTCATTACATACTTTAGAAGGTATTGCAAATTACCTTCCTCTCAATCTATTACAGATGCTTTAATCATTGATTACATCAATAGATTTTGGATGATGGACGTAGACGCTAGAATTCAGTTATTTGACCTTAAAACTAAGTACTCGTTTGTTACTCAGCCAGGTGTAGATAGATACAATATGCCATTGTATAATGTACAAGTCGAACCTGGCCCGCAAAATATAGCCATGTTTCCAGTTTATCAAGGGTTCCTGGCTCCTTGCTATATCAATGGCGTAATGGTAAATCTTTACACACTAGAATCTCAATTTAATGCTATTTATCCAAATTACGTTAATACATTAGTTCAAGCAGGTATTGGAAATGGAAATGCTGGTCCATACACTTTAAGATTACCCTTTTTATCTAATTCAACTCCTCCCTCTTTAGCACAGCAAAACTTAGGGATTAATTCTGGAGTGATTCGCGGTCATGTTGATATGACAGGGATTATTTCTACAGGAGTTAACCAAGATCCTATTAGAGGTCAAGAGTTATATACTACAGTTCCAAGCACGAGTATTTTCCCTGGAGTTTATTTCACGGCCCTATCTAGTTCGGGTGATAATATTGTTATACAAGATTCTGGCCAGTTTCTTCCCTCTTCTGAAGCTAATGGGATTAATTACGGATTATTAATGGCTCCTGGCAATGCTCCTTTTGGTTATTCATCGCTTCCTAATGGAGGAAATTTAGCGAACACTTACGAAACTAACCAAAATACAATCAACTATTTGACAGGTGTTGCAACAAATGTCTATTTTCCAGCTCCCATTCCTGATGGAATGCCAATAAATGCTTCATGCGTCTTTTATCAAACAGGAATTCCATTAGCAATTTTATATTATAACAACACAATTACCCTAAGATGTCCCCCTAATACTCAATACATAGTCGAATTAGAAGCTTATTTAAGTCCTTGCGCCTTCATTAGCACCACACAGGCTTTACCATTTGCCTATATGGCAGAATATATTGCTCTAGGGGCTGTAAGAAAGCTGTTTTATGAAACTGGCGATAAAGAACAGCTAATGTTTTATGAGCCATTATTTTTGGAGCAAGAGGCATTAGTTTGGAAAAGATCACAAAGGCAATTTACAGCAACAAGAACACCAACCATTTATTCAGCTGGCCCTAATAGCGGTAATAACTGGGGCAATGGTTCAGGAATTGGTTTACAATAAGGATTATTTATGAATTTAGGTTATAATAACGCCGTTCCAAATGGTCCAGATGATCCTGCAGATGACCAGCCTCAAATGCTTCTTAACACGAATTCTATCAATTCATGGACTAATATAGACCATATTGGATTCAACCAAAATAATGGTGGTTATCATAGGATTATTCATCAACCAACAAACGCATCCTCTTTAACACGATCAGGAGTTGGGGCGACATACACAAATCAACCTTCAAATATAACTGATGTTAATCAGATAATTGCAGGTGTTTACACAACAGATGCAACCGTACCATCTACTGATACGCAGCTATTTTCATTGACTAGCGGAAATGTCTTATCGCAGTTAACAGGACAGTTAATCGGTACGCCTGGAGCTAGTATTGCTTTTAATGATGGATTTGTTTGGTTTTCAGGAATTCTTCTTCAGTGGGGATTTGTTAACACGCCAGGAAGTGGAAGCTTTGCTTCGGGAAATGCTACAGGAGAAGTAATCTTTAAAGATAGAATTCCAGGAGCTATTTCTTTTCCAAACAACATATTTAATATATGGGCAGTTCCTGTTTGGTCTAGTAATGGAGGTCCTCCAGCTACAATAGGAGCTGGAAGTGTTACAGCATCTAGATCAACATCTGGGGATAGAAGCTCTAAAACACAATTTGATTGGTCTTTTAATAGTGTTTCTACCAAATATGTTGGATTTACATGGGTAGCAATAGGTAACTAATGGCTGATTCTCTATATTTTGGAAATGCTCCAACCGGTCTAGTTACTAATCGTCTTCCTTTTAATATCGATAATGAATCTTTTCCAACCATGTTTAACATGTACGCATGGAGGGGAAGGAGTAAAAGAAAACGCGGAACTTTATTCCTAGGTCATCTTAACAGACAAATTCAAATGGTAGCAAATGCTACTCCTCCAGCTTCCTATCAATCAGGACAATTAGCATTAGTGGGAGGGGCTAGAAACTTATTTCAAGCAACAATTTCAGGTGTTAGCAATGCAGCGCAAGCAGTAGTTACAATAAATGGATCTATTTACGAAGTCGGTCAAACGATTAATATTTCTGGAGTTACAGGAATGACTGGAGTAAATGGCGGCCCATACATAATTCTAGTAGTAACACCTACTACTCTCACATTGCAACTAAATACATTAGCATCTGGTGTTTATGGAGGTGGAGGAACCACCACTCTTAATGGATTTCCAAGCATTGTTGGAGGATCTATTAACTTTGTAGTAGGAGGTAATACTTACACAGATACTGCACAAAATGGGGTGTTAACTGGATCACCAGCTGGTTCTGGAACAATTAATTATGCAACAGGTGATATTACAATTTCAGGTGGTGGAGTTGGTCCATTAACTGGGAGTTTTTCTTACTATCCCGATTTACCCTCATTAGGTGATTTAGATTTTGGTAATACATCTTCTAATTCACTTTATCCTTTACTTTTAGCTATGGATCAAAACTTTAGCTATCAATGTAATCAAGCTCCTAATAGCGCTAATTTCTTTTCTACAAGTTTTTATAAAGCATCCAATAATCCGGTCATTTGGTCTGGTCAAGACTACCAATTATTTTGGGGAGCGAATTACCAAGGAGCTACTTGGGTCACTAATAACAAACCCGGATTTCATTTTGTAAATGGAACATATGTTTCTGGAAGCGGAACCACAGATATTACTTTTACGTTTACAAGCACAGGAGTTCCTTTTCAGAATTTAATCGTTGGTGATTATCTTTGGTTTAATGAATGGGATACAGGTGGATCAACTATTAATGGGATAACAGGAATTGTTTTAACTGTAGTTAACTCAGCAACAGGAACCTATATAGTTAGATTTACATCAGTTCAAACAGTATCTGGAACGGGGATTTCTGAGATTCTTACAAATAGCATACAAGGACAAGATGGTATTAAATGGTATGATGGAGATCCAACTTCTGGAACTGGTATCCCAACAGGAACGGGTCTTGGTTGGGTTAATTTCTCTCCCCCCTTAACAGATGCAATAGTGCCAATTGGAAATAATGTAGCTAAAAAATATTACCTTGTAGGCGCATTAGCTATAGTTGCCTTTAAAAGAAGATTGATTTTCTTTTCCCCCTATGTTCAGGCAAGTACAGGAGGAGCTATTTTGCTTCAAGACGTTGCTATTTGGTCATGGGATGGAACTCCTTATTACACGGTATCGGATACTAGCAATACAGCGTCATTAGTGCCAACTAATCAAGTGGCAACTTATTTCAATGAAACAACTGGAAATCCAGCAGCTCCTTGGTTTATAGATCAAACGGGGCTTGGAGGTTGGTTACCAGCTGGAATAGAAAACCCCATCATTACTGTAAATAATAATGAAGATGCCATTTTATTAGGATTTGGAGGAGACGGAAGACAGGTAAGATTTGTATTCACAGGAAATGATTTAAATCCATTCCTGTTTTTCAATATCAATCAAGAAATGCCTTCAATGTGTACATTCTCAGCTATTGGATTCGATCAGGGATGTGCAGCAATAGGCAATTATGGCATTACTTTCACCGATCAGCAAAGCTGCAAAAGAATCGATCTTGCTATTCCTGATTATGTATTCCAAATACAAGCCTTAAACAATGGTGTTAAACGTGTAAATGGCATTAGGGATTTCTTTAGGGAATGGGTTTATTGGAGTTATCCTTTAAACAACAGCAGATATAAGTTTCCAACCCAAACATTCATGTGGAACTATAGGGATGAAACATGGGCTATTCTTTATGAAAACTACACATCTCATGGACTTTATCGGCCAACAACAAAAAGAACATGGCAGACACTCCCGTTTAAAACATGGATAGACTGGAGAGAGCCTTGGAATACAGGTTCAAGTTCCCCTTTATTTCCTAATGTAATTGCAGGAAATCCTCAAGGCTATCTTTTGGTAACTGGTCAAGGGACCGGAGAAGCGCCCTCGGGAACAATACTTGCTCTTACTAATTCTAGTGGAGATACTCAAATTACCTCACCTAATCACTGTGTATCAGATTTAAACCCAAATACTGGTTTTGGAGATTTTTTGCAAATTCAAGGAGCTATTGGAATTAGGAATAATCCCATAACCGCTATTACCTTGGGAACAACAACCGTTATAACAACTACAAATATAACAAATCCATTTGCTATAGGTCAGTTTGTTACAATAACCGGTGTAAATGGAACTACTGAACTTAATGGAAACTCATATAAGATTATCGCTAGAACTACTTCTCAAATTACATTAGATATCGATTCAACATCCTTTACAACATACGTATCTGGAGGCATAGCTTCAGTATCATTTAATGGTCAGATTGGAAAGGTTATTAGAGTTATAGATGACAATAATTTTGTTGTAGATATTCCTTTCCCTACTTTTCAAAACCCAACAAATGCTTATTTAGGATTAGGAACTTTCTCAAGGCTTTCTCAACCTCTTTTACAAACCAAACAATTTAATCCATATTGGGGAGAGGGAAGACAGGTAAGACTTGGAACCCAGAAATATTTATTCGATTTTACAGAAAATTCACAAGTAACCTTAAATATTTACTTAAGTCAAGATCCAGATGATGCATGGAATGATCCTACATTTAATCCACCACCAAATGGATTATTGTTCTCTAGAATAGTATTTACTTGTCCAGAATCCACAAATATTGGGCTTACACCTGCAAATATCAATCTACAAACCCCTACTGCTAAAGGACAATATCAAATATGGCATAGGTTTGCAGAAAGCTTAATTGGTGAAAGTTTTCAACTAGGGATTACATTAAGTGAAGACCAAATGAAAAACATCACATATGCTACTTCCGAAATCGCATTACATGGAATCCATCTAACTATTTATGAAGGTCCATTATTAGCATGAGTAAAACTTTTCAAATACAGCCTTATCTTAGAGTACAAAGGAAATTCCCCCCTGAAAGCTCTAAAGATTTGGCTTCTCAGGTCGACCAAGCCTACATCGATATTGCCGGTAAAATCAACATGCGTATGATTGGCGTATTTGGCTTAAACTTTTTCATGGAGACCGGAGAAGTTTGGTATCTTCAAGGACAACCAACGCCACAAAATACATTTAGACAAGTTTATTTATTCAATAATTCCACTTTAACCATACCACATGAACTAGATTTTGAAACAATAGATTATTTCACTCGCATCTATGGGACATTCTTTGATGGAACTTTTTGGGATACCCTTCCATATATAGATGTTGTTTCATCTACTAGACAAATTAATGTCCAAGTGAATAATACAGATATTATCATCAATAAAGGAGCTTCTGGATCAACACCAACAATAGTTAAAGGAATTATTGTATTAGAGTGGTTGAGCCAGGTTTAGGAGGGTTATGAATTCAGCTTTAAGAAATTTTTCCCAGCAAAGAAATCAGGTAGAAAAAAAAGATCCTCTAGCTACTGATATTGTTCCTAAAGGATATAAACAGGGTCAAATTTCTAATTACACTCCTGAGATGATAGATTTGTTTAGAAACCTATTTTCTTATTTAGGTCCGGAATCTGATTTGGGAAGGTTAGCTGGAGGAGATGAATCCTATTTTGAAGAAATGGAAGCTCCAGCTCACAGAATGTTTCAAGAGCAGATTGGAGGAATTGGATCTCGTTATAGTGGCATGGGAATGGGAGGAAAGGGATCAGCCTTTCAAAATGAATCATCACAAGCAGCACAAGATTTTGCTATGAAGCTACAATCTAATAGACAAGGGCTTCGTCAACAAGCCTTAAGGGAACTTATGGAAATGAGTCAAATGCTTCTTAATCAAAGACCGGTTGATAAATTCTTAGCTCCAAAACAACAAGATGAAAGCTGGGCATCAATATTTGGAAAACTTGGGGGCCCTGGAGCAGGGTTACTTTCTTCAGCATTTGGAGGAGGATCGACAAAAGATGCTTTTAGAGGTGGTTTTGAAGGAATGGGAAAAGCTATTGGAGCTTTAGGATCGTTGGGAATATAAAATAATAGAGGTTAATTATGGTTCAAATTTTACCACCAATTGAAAAAGGCCCAAGCCCTGCATCACAATTCGCTGAATCTCTTGGTAACTTTGCGCAAGAATTCATGCAAAGAAAACAGGCTATGAGTCAGCTGAGATCTGAAAACGAAGCTATTAAGCAACAAATCGGTATTGATCTTACAGGTATTAATGATCCTAAGCAAAGACAAATGCTTACTCAATCTGCTTTAGAATTTAGAAATAAATTTGCAGAACAGGAAAATAAATATAATCTTAGAAAAAGATTGATTGATGAAATCCAAGATAGAAGACAATCTCAACACTCTCCTGATGAAGTAAATGATGCTATTGATAAAGCTAGTCAACAACTTGGAATGGACTCCACTCCTGAAGATATTGATTGGGTAAGAAATCAGATTGAAGGTGGACAGCAGGAAGAAGATCCTTTTAAAGAAGCTGAACTTTATGCAGCTGCTGGAGAACCTAATTTATCACAGGTGGCTAAAGAAAGAGCTAAATCTGCATTAAAGAAAACAGAGAATGCTAAAAAAGAAACACTTCCTTTACGTAAGGAATATGCTGATAAAGCAAAATATGCATCTCAGGGTATAGAAAATAAAAAATATGCATCCTCTCTCCTTAAAAAAGGAGATATAGATAATCCTGAAAAGGTATATTTTGCATCTCTTTTACCTGGAGCTATTGGAAATAAATTATTATCAGATGATACCCATCTTTACAAAGCTGGATTATTTGAAGAATTTGGCGTTCTTAAAAATATGTTTCCAGGTCAAATCAGGGTTAAAGAAATTGAACTATTAGAAGATAAGCTAGCTACTTTAGATAAGAGCCATTCAGCTAAACAAAAAATATTAGATATTGGAGCTAAAAAGCTTGAAAGAGATTTAATTTTGGCTAAAACAGCAAGAAAAGTAGAAAAAAAGTATCCAGAAGCATCTTATTTGGAGTTCCAACAATTAGTTCAGGAACAGTCTCAACCTGAATTAGACAAACTATTTGATGAAATTGTTAATGATTATGACAAAATCTATCTCGAATATGCTCCAGCTAAAAGCAGTTATGTCGATCAAAATGGAAATAAATATCACAATGTTCCCAAAAAAGACCTTAAGTTTTTTATGGAAGAAGCTAAAAAAGAAGGTATTGATTTAAGGCCATTATGACAAGTTATCTAGATAAATATAGAGAAAACAATCCTGTTGAATCAAATGAAAGAAGTGAGTCTAGCTATCTTTCTAAGTATAGAAATAATGCTGAATCTTCATACTTTGATGATATATCAGAATATGGAAAAACTATCCTAAAAGGAACATCTGAAGGATTAGGAAGACTTGGTAAATTAATGGGTCCAACTTACGATCTACCAAAAGTTGAAAATGGTAGATTTAATCCAGGTAGAACAAAGGAACAAGAATTAGAACAGCAAACACAAAATCTAGATGAACTTCTTCCAACCGAAGACTCTTTTACTCAAAGAGGATTAAGAAGAGGTTTAAAAGAAGTTCCAACAGCTCTATCTTTTCCAGGAAGTACATTAGCAACATTACCAAGAGCTATAGCTGCTGGATTTATGGGCGAATCAGCCAAAGAATTAGGCGCTCCTGAATGGGCACAAGCCGCGGCTGAATTAACAGCATATATTGGACCAGATCTAACAAAAAAATTACTTGAAGGTGGAAAGAATAAAAAGTTAATCCAATTTGCAAAAAAAAAGGGAATGACTGATGAAGAAATAACCCCTTTGATTCAATCCGGTTTCAAACAAAAATGGCTTTCAAAATTAGCTCCAAAAGAAGGATCTACCAAAAAAGCATTAGAAAATACCAAAACAGGGTTAGATAAAACATATTCTATAGTTAAGAATTCTGAACCCGCTGCAATTGAAATATCAGAAAGGGCTAACGGAAAATTAATAAATGGAATTACGGAAAAACTTCAGGAAATGCCAAGAGGTATGCAAGATTTGATCGGAAAAGATCTTCAGGATTTACTGAACAACAAGATAACTGGTAAATCTTTGATAAATTTTTGGAAAGATATCAATCACAATTCAAGAAGGGCAAAAGAATTATCTCTTTTAAAAAAACCTATTAAAGAGGCTTTAGAATCAGTTTCACCAGAAATGGCTAAAGATTTTGAAATGGTTAACAATCTTTATACTAAATATTATCCTATATCATCCAAATTAAAACCCACTCTCGCTTCACAAATTGTATCTGCTGGAGAGACCTTAGGCACTATTGGGGCTGTTGGAGCTGCGATGATTGGAAATCCAATTTATCTTAAGGGTATGGTAGGGGAAAAATTAATGAGAAAATTAGCTCAGCAAATGCTAATAAATCCAAGATTTCAGCAAATATCTCAAAAGACTGTCAAAGCAATGAATGAAAATAAATATGGAGTCGTTAAAAAACTTTATGATTTATATGCTCATGAAATAAAAGAAATTATTCCATCTTTATCCAAGGAAATCAAATCTCTTTCAGAAGAAGAGATTAAAGAAATGCTAGTCGGCCAAGATTAGATCAAAAATAATAGTTCTAAAAATTAGCAATCCAATTATATATAACATTTTAATCCTTCATCCTATCTTCTATTATCCTCTCAATATACTCCTTTAAGTCAAATAAAGCAATCCTGTTAACTTCACTGTAGGGTATCCTGTAAAGTATTTTCTTTCCATTACATATCTTTAGAGCCTCTATACGGCCATTTTTAATCTGCCTGCGTATGGTGTTTGGATGAACTTTTAATAAAACAGCAAATTCTATGATGGTATAAAAACCATTCATATTTTCAGGTGTAACCACATCTCACCATATTAGTTATTACAGAACACATTAATTCACAATAAGTTACATAGAAAAATTAACTTTACATTATCTCACATAATTACAACAATCAGAATTTGGAAACAATCAATTTTGTGAGGGTATATGGGTTTAGCATATGGTATCGGTGGCTTTGTTAATGTGGCTCCAAGTCCAATAACTGGGAAAGGAGTTCCGTCATCTTCTTTTAAAGGTCAACTTGGCCAGCAGTATTTTGATACTACAAACCCAACATCTCCTGTTGAATATGTATTTAATGGTTATTCTTGGTCTACAGCTGGAGCTAATGAAGCAACTACAACTACACTAGGAACGGTTAGGCTTGCTACCTTATCAGAACTACAGAATGGAAATGCCCCATCCGGTGCTTATGTACCCCTATCCAATGACGTAGCAACAGTTATTGCTGGCGTAGTAGCGGGATCAGGCGTTCCAGCAACTACAGCGCAACAAGGTTATGTTTATCTTGAAACAGATGCAAATGCTGTTCTTGGAACTTCTCCAAATCCTAATACAGCCTTACAGGTAAGTAATATTGCTGCCGTATTTGCAGCTCCTCCAGCTGGGGGTTTTGGTAGTACAACTCCTAGACCCGTTGCTTCAACAACCCTTTCAGCTACCGGTTTGGCTACTTTAGCAGCCGTAACTCAGGTAGGAACAGCAAGCATAAATGCATCTGGAGCCGGAGTAACAACAATAAATACCGGCGGAACAGGAGCATTAAATCTAGGGAATGCAACCGGAAATACTGCCTTAACAGGCACATTAACTACTTCTGGAAATGTGACCGTCTCTTCTGGTGGTATTAATATTACTGGAACCTCTACATTAGCCGCATTGACTCAAGTTGGAACTGCTAATATTAACGCCTCAGGAGCCGGTGTAACTACTATTGGTACAGGTGGAACAGGAGCCGTTTTAATAGGTAATGCCACAGGAAATATTGCAGCTACAGGAACCCTAGCACTAACGGGAGCACAGACTATAACCTTAACTTTAGGTGTTACCGGTCTTACGACTTTATCAACTCTTGCGGTCACATCTACTTCAACATTTACTGGTTTAGCTACATTTAATGGTGGGGCAACTATTGCAAGCGGAACTTTGACAGTTGCAGGCTTAACAGTTGTAGGAAATACACTGATTAATAACTCTGGTGCAGGAACTACCACTATTGGCGGTACTTCTGCTGGAGCTATAGGAATTGTTGTTGGATCAGGTGGAAACTTTACTATTTCAACGGCTACTGCCGGTGCAACAATGGCTATTGGTTCGGCTTCTCAGACTGGGGCCATTACATTGGGTGCTTCAACAGCTGGTCAGACCGTTAATATTTCTAGTGCAGCAACAATTGCAGGCGCAAATACAGTTAATGTGTTGGCTGGTGCAACACCTGGCGCTTCTCAGACATTCAATCTTATGACTGGTGTTGGTACAGCGGGGACATATGCAGTTAACGTTCTTACAGGAAATTCAACTGGAACTACACAGAGTTTATCCCTAGCAACAGGGTTGGCGGCTACCACTATCGCAATTGGTAATGTCACTTCAACCACTGGAATGACCTTATCTGTAGGAACAGGAAACTTCCTAGTCAATGGTGCTGTGACATCAACTTATACTATCGGCACAGCCTTAGGAACTGGATTAATCTCTATTGGATTATCAACAGCTGGACAGACAGTAGCTATTAATAACGCGGCTTCAAACACGGTTGCTAACGTAGTAAATATTCTTAATGGAGCGACACCTGGTGCTAATAATACATTAAATATTATGAATGGCGCAGGGACTGCCGGCACACAAACAGTAAATATTTTAGCCTCTGGGGCTACTAGAGCGGGTGCCATAAATTTAGGAACAGGAATTGCCGCCCATGTAATCACGATTGGCCAAGTGACATCTTCTTTAGTTGTTAATGCGCCCCAAGTAAATACATTAGCTTCAGGCTCAGCCGTGGGATTAACTATTAATACAGCTTCTGGAAGCGGTGCCGGTGCTTCGATAACATCAAGTGCAGTAACTGTACCCGATTTAATCTCTAATGTTGGCGGATTGAAAGTTACTCCCACCGCTGTTACTGCTGGAGCAAGTCCTCAAACAGCTAATAATAGGCATTTTCAAGTAATATTCAGTAGTGTATCAATTGCTGCTAACGCTGATCAATCTCTTGTAGTGAATAACTCAACAATTACTGGGGTTAATACTCAGATCATGTATACATGGTTTGGGGCAACTACAGGATCAGCTGTAAGCTTAAAGAGCGTTGTAAATGGTGCTGGAACTTCTACTTTGACATTTACAAATGGAGTGGGAGCCACTACTACAACTGCAAATATAACAGTGATTGGTTGGGTAACAAATTAATAAGAGGATTGAATGCTTAAAAATAAATCAGTATTAGAATGCATCATAGATAACAAGCTTTATCAATTTATGTGTGAAACCGAATCACCTCTCCCTCATGTTAAGGAAGCTCTATTTCAGTTTTCTAAGCATGTTGGGGAAATAGAAGATGCGTTAAGAAAACAACAAGAAGCTCAATCTAAAGAACCTGAAGAAAATTTAGATTCAGAAGTAAATGAGGAAATAACAGCATGACAAATAACTTAAGCCAGCGTGTTGGTTTTGATACAGAAAGATCATTAGCCTCCACAAGCTTTGATGGAACAACTAAAGCTATTGGTGGTGTGTTAACAGAAAACCCCGTGGTTATTGTTTTCGATAATCAAACAGATGTTGAAGTACCCATTTATGCTGGCTTAGTTCTTTGGAAGACATTTTCAGCAGGTGCAGCATTTGTATTAGATTTAAGGGCAAATCATGGTTTCGCTTCTAATTACACCATGGATTTAGGCACTCAATTCTATACAACTGCAACAGTTGGAACCACTGGAAGCTTTAGGATATCTATTACTTATGCGAGGGTTTAAATGAGTCAAATTTATAAAAGTTCTTCTTCTGGTCCATCTCCCCCCACTTCACTTACTAAATTTACATTTGATGACGGCACCCATGCTTTTGTTTCCGCTAATAATATTAATGTAAATAGCGGAAGCGGGGTTCAGGTTACAGCTAATCCAGATGCTAGCAGTAGCTGGATTATCAATGTCATAAATGATGGATTTCCTTGGTCTGATCAAGCAGTTAGTTTTGCAGCCCAAAAGCAAAATGGATACTTTTGTACTAATGCACTTACTGTAACTCTTCCTTCTACAGGATTGGTTACAGGATCTACTGTAATTATTTATGCCGATACTGTAGGAGCTGTAGTTATTCAAGCTGCCGCAGGACAAATGATAGAAATCAGCCAGACTAGTTCTTCAGTTGCTGGAACTGCAACAAGCAATACACAAGGAAATATTGTGACATTGGTTTATCGAACTTCAGATACAACCTGGCACGCGATTTCTTCTCAAGGATCATGGACATTAGCTTAAAGGATTTTTATGCCAGGAACAGCCAACGACCTTAATATTTCCGAACCAGGTTATGTAACCTTCGATGGAACATCAGTTTTTCACGGAAGAACTTTCCAAGCTGGGGCTGGAATTACTTTATCAAATGCATCTGGAGTAGGTGGAAATACCACAATCTCTTTATCTGGTGGAGGTGTTGCGGTTCAGCATTTAACTGGTGATAGCGGCGGTCAACTCAATCCCGATGGTTCTAACAACTTCAATCTACTTGGTCAGCAAGCTGGCTCTGTTGCTGTGATGGATACCATAGGATCTGGAAGCACTATAAAATTCGAGGATCGAACCTGGATTTCATCACTAGTCGTCGATCCATCTTCTACAGTTGGATTAAGGGGCACTTTTACCACTGTTCAGGCTGCAATAACTGCCGCTTCAGCAGGACAAACCATTTACATAAGACCTGGCGCATATCATGAAAACCTAACCATGAAAGCCGGTATAACGCTAGTCGCCATGATCGGCGATAATTTAGATAATAACGTGCAAATATTTGGGTCCATTACATGTACCTATGCGGGTATTTCCTCCATTACAGGATGTAAGCTTGTGGCAACTACAGCCGGCGGAATTATCATGAGCGGAGCCGCTGGCACACAGCTTTATCTAAAAAGCTGCACAGTCTATCAATTTTCAGGCGCTGGCACTCATTACTCATTTGCTAGCAGCAATGCCGCTAATTCGTGCAGTTTCTACGAATGCTATTTTGACACTGATGCTAATGGGGCATGGTTCAATCTTTCTGATGGTGCAGTTTATGTAAGCAACTCTTCATTTGCCAATACTGGTGGATCTACTTCACCAAACCTTCTATCAGGTGGGCAGGTTACAATAAATAACACTGACTATGGAATTGCAAATGAAAATACCCCTCCATGGACAATATCAGGTGGGATATTTACAGCTTTTGGATCTACTTTAAATGGAGAGATGACAACTTCAGCAACATCAACTTTTGAGGTAAATAACTGCAGAATTTTTACCGATAATGTTCCATTTACTTTAGGTGGATCAGCTCATAACATATTCAATTCAGAAATCTCATGTGGCAATAATGCAGCTATCAGTGTATCTACAGTAGCTAATATTGCTAACCTAACAATATCATCGACTGCCACAAATGCTATTACTGGAGTCGGTACAATTAATTATGCAAATCTTGCATTTACTGGCTCTTCTTCAACTATTTCAACAACTACACAAACACGCTTTGCATTAGGCCCTGTTGTTAATACTGCACAGCCTAAGTTTTTTGCTTATTTAAGCGCAAATGCGGCAAATGTCACAGGGGATGGGACAAATTTTCAAGTCCCTTACGATACTGTTGTCTACGATAACTTTTCTGGTTTTACAGTTGGAGCTTCTTCCCACTATACATTTCCAGTTGCAGGACGTTGGGAAATTAAGGTCAATAACGTTTATATTAGCGACGCTACAGCAGGTTTTGCTTTTTTGACTACTGTACAAGCAACCTCTGAAGGTTTTATTATGCGCGATCAAGCTAGTGCAGTAAATATTTTAATTACTGTTTCACATAATGGAAGTTTTATATTTAATGCTGCAAAAGGTGATACTTTAGCCGTATTTATTCAAAGTGGCGGGGGAACTAAAACAACGGGAATTATCGGAACAGCTTCACCTTACTACACCAGCATTCAAGGTGTTCTTTTACCGGCATAAGTAAAACGGTTTTACATGGAATCATCTATTAGAGTAAATATTGTCTTAAAGGGAGATGGCGATACCTATAAGGTAGCTGTCTGGGATGATAGTAGACTCGGTGATTACGAATATTCTAAGAAATCCATAGAAAAACTATATCCAAAAGAAAACCCTTACGAGAAAGTGCATTCCTTAGCAATTAAGGAATTCAAATCTTGTAAGGGTACGACTTAAATTATCTATGCTTTCCGCATACGCCGCAATAATTAATTCCCTGGTTATTAGCATATCCGCAATTCTTGCATACCCATTGCTCATGTCTATCAAACCAGCCAGTATCAGCGGGCTTGATTAATTGATTTGCAACGCAATCAGGGCAAAAAAAAATAGCAGCAGGAAACAGAAGATAGACTAGCAGTTTGACAAGTTGATAGTTATCATTCATTTTAATTTTATGATTCGTCAAGCTTTCTAGTTCCATAATCTCCTCCTTTTAGGCGGTACATTTCATTTGAAAAGAAGAAACGAATTCAAGGATCATAGCCATATCTCGTTCAATCTTTTCTAGTCTATCTTCTATGATAGTTAATCTTTTCTCAAATTCATTATGGCGAGCGAAAAGACCCCTGCGGATATTTTCGACTCGCTTCCATAAATCATTGATCCTAGTTTCAATTTCATCACATCTGGAATTATTAATCCAGTCTAGTTGAACACTCATCCCACTCATCATTGTAATAAATCATATACTTTACTTCCAATAGTGAATCCATTTTACCTTTATAATAATAGTAACTTAGACTACAAGGGTTTAAATGATACATGATTTCATAATTACTGTGAATCTCAGCATTCAAATACATTTCAAGGTCTTGGGTATTAGATAATTCCATCATTACCACTTCCTCCTGTCGTAGCCAGATCTGTGATGTCCAGCATCGGCTTTATGGTTCTTATTGCGCATCTGCTGCTTTTTATTGCCCCTTCCTTCCCATTTAGAGGGATCTTGTGGCTGATGGTAGATTTTGCATGTTTTACCATCTAAATAGTGATCAATTTTGCATGTACCTTTTTCATGCCAAACATTGACCGCAGGCAACAAAAAGTTATAGCTGATTCCAAGTATAACCGTATATAAATAGATATATTTTCTCATAACGCTCCTGTTAAAAGTTTAAGGACTTAATTTTGTATTCATCATATAATTTACTCGATTGATTCCTATAGATAGGATGGTCTTTTCTTGAGAAAAGTTTTTTAAGAAATGCTATCATTCAATCCTTAACCTTAAATCCGCACCAGAAACAACATTTGACTTCACTACCATATCCGAATCCTCCTAATACTGACGTTTGATTCAATGTATATTTCAGTTTTCCTTCAGGACTAACAAAGAAAATAATCCGATCATCCTTTTTTTCTGGGCAATCGTGAACTTCTGAGTTAAGAAATTCAATAAAGTTATTTTCTGAAGATTTTAAGGCTTCCGTCATTGCTTTACTCATTTTATCTTGTAAGTCTTCCATGTATTTCCCCTAACGATTCTCTGATCTTTCCATTCAATCCCCCTGCTTACAATCAAAAACAAATATCCCAAGTCGTCTAAAAATGGCGATCACTTCTGGGTTTGAGGAAAAGGCGAAGTCGATATCAGAAATTAATTGATTTCCCATATCATCTATTCTTTCATCAACCCATCTTTTAAACAATTCTTCAGCAGGGCGATTGTCGTCAATTGGTCGCATTTTTACTCC